GTTTGATTTCCACCAAAATGCAAGACAGTGAACCGCGATTCGAGAATTCCCGTCGTACTCCTCCCTCTCAGGAGGAGTCGACCGTTCAGGAAATGGGCAACCTGGTAAACCAAGCCCCCACTTGTGCGACAGTGAAGTCGTTGATGAGCCTTTCGGCTCTTCAATGGCTTGAAGGGACCCCTTTATGGGATCCGACACTTGTCTTAACAACATACAATGAGATAAAAGAGCTCATTTCAAGTGGTACCTCGGCACCTCCTCTCGACTTACTCTCTATGGACTGTTTCACAAAAGCTGGTCACATGGTACAATGGTACAAAAATACTATTAAACTATGGAAGGCCTCCCTAAATGGGGGAGACTATGGCTGGCATGCGGACAAACAGTTGTCTCAAGGACTGGAAGGGGCTCTCTCTATGGGGGCTCAGTCTAAGTTGATGGGGCGTTTATGGGCATATGCGGAGCACGGATTGATGGAGAAGTTTCTTAAATGGAGCACGGCTACCCTATGGGCGTCTATGCTACACCAAGAAGAATTACCTCCTTGTCCGGACTTCGTGATCTCTACTAATGGGGAACGATTGGTTTTCCTCTATGAAGAGAAGAATTGGGTAAAGTTATGTAGGTCTACAAAAAATGCAACTGGGGACAAGAAATTTGGACAGGTTGTTAGACTAATGATCATACTTACTAAGGATATGTACATGACAAAGAACGCCTCACTCGCTGTCGACTCGTCATTTGTTGAGGAAAATCTGGCGAAACACAAGAAAATCATGTGTGAGCCAAAGACCGAAGACCCTCTCAGTGATCGTATGGAATGCCTCATTACAAAGGCTATCCAACAATGCGCTGATGATATCTTCGGGTACCTACCCAACCAAGATGAGCGAAAGGTCGTGAAATACGACGAAAAAACACAGCAATACAAAATCAACAAAAGACACAAACTTCACAGATCCATCCCACTGGAGGCTAGGCCTCCTTCTCGTCTCCCTTCCCTTGGTGCATCGGTCAATTGCGGCCGTCATCAGGGGGGGGCAGTTGGTGACCTCTTAAGGAACCATGGCGAGAAGTATACACTACCGGAACCCGAAGAGGGTTACCTACATTCATACTGTACATACAGGACTGAATACATTGACGTTCGCACCACACACGACCCGGAACTTTATACCGAGGCGGAGAATAGCTCGCGAAAGGCGGCCTTTGCAAGACTTAGTGTCGAAGCTCAGGTCGTTCCACTGCTAGAAGCATTCAAGGTAAGGACGATCACGAAGGGAGACGCGGACCAATATCATTTGGCGCGCCGGTGGCAAAAGGTTATACATGGGGTTATGAGGAAACATCTAAACTGTAGACTAATCGGGCAACCGTGTAATGCAGCGCTTCTTTCTCAAACATTTGGGAACTCCCCCTACTTCTCTGACGAGGATAAGGAGGGTTTCTTTGTGTCTGGGGACTA